TAAGCCTCGTGTAGTTGGTGCAGACAAACAGCCAATGGACGCTAAAACCATTGGCAATGGTTCAACAGTTAATGTTATCGTATGGCAAGCTCCTTACGGTGACAATAACGAGTCAGTGTTCAACTCCCTCACAGCTGTACAAGTAACTGATCTTGTTGAATACAGTGGAAGCTCTGTAGACTTCGATATGCTTGAAGAAATCTCACCAACTGTTGCTGGTGTTAAAGACGAAGACCTAGAGGCAATGTTCTAAACACCTCAACCACTTGTGCTAAGCATCACATAAAACTGCTCAACTTAAAAACCTAGAAAGGGTTTATTATGTTTACTATTGAAAAGAATGTAAAACTACCAGTCGCTCCTAAAAATTCTCTTAAAGGCTACAAGTATCCTTTTAGGGACATGGTGGCTGGTGATAGCTTCTTGGTTAAAGTAGAACCACAAACACCTCTGTCATATGTACGTACTCTGCAACGTGTCTCGGCTATGGCTGGGTACACATGCGGTGGTCAGTACGCAAAGAACTTCTCTGTTCGCCAATCCAGAAACGAGAATGGTGTACGTGTATTCTGCCTTCGAGCACTGTAAGGAATCCGACCACAGGGGTCGGATTTTAAAAGAATAATGAGCTAAGCATCTCAATAAACTGCTTATCATTAATTCCTCCTGCTAGGAGTGTGAGATACGTAAGGTATCAGCATAATGCAGACTACATGTGCTGAGCAACACAGTGAAACTGCTCATACAATTTAATACAACACACCTCCCGTGTTGTCTGTTCCAACTGTTGAGTATGGGTTCTTTAATCCTTTCAAGCTCAAACTCCAGTTGGGACAACCAATACAGGTGACTCCGATCCGAACTCCTTGCTGAAGTTCTCGTTGAAGTCCCTGTACCCCTGACTGTTGAGACCCCGTAGTAATGCTGCGCTGAGGACTCCGGTCAGGGTTCATAGTTTTTAAATAGAATCCCTTACGGGATCCTGTTTTTAATCGGAATCTCAAAAACCTAAAGGTTTTCAAGATTCCTCAGAGAGATCTTTTAGATCTCTATAGGATTCCTTCAGAATCCTTCGTGACCCATAGGGGTCACTCTGATTTTTGGAGAGTCCGACAAAGCTCAATTCCAACAAGAGGCATTTTAATATATCAATTTTATTTGGAGTATGGGTAGTTGGTTACATTATGGTTGCAACTACTAGAAAAAGATCTTAACTTAAATTAGTCATGAAAGGCTAACACTATGACAACAGTAAACCCAATCGGTCGCCAAAACCTGCAATTTCGTCGTGTAACAAATCGCTATGGTAAACCAGTAGGTTCATTCTCCGGCCACCAAGGATATTTATCTGTAGCACGGGATGTTGAAACAGGTCGGTTTGTATCTCGTTCTAAACTTTCAGCATCAACTGTAGATCGCATCCGCAACGTAATCAAACTACGTGGCTTCAACTAATAACTTATCGTGAGGAAAAGCTTCAAATGGATAAATCAAATGTATTCTGGACAGCAGAAGGAGAAGTGGTTATCGAAATTGCAGAACGAGCACTCATCCTATCTCGTGTAGAAGCAGAAACACTCTTCACAGACTTAGGGCATACCTTAAGAGACATGCACGATTGTCTGGATAACTACGCAGAGGACATGGGTGAACAACCTCATGTCTGAAATAATCCAGTTCAAGCCTAAACCTAAAGAAGATACATTCAGGAGGATTGATGAACTATTCCATGTGACGATGTGGATTGGTACAAACAATGAGTATGAAATAGATATGCAAAGCCATGAAGACTACACAGAACATGAGATCTTCACAGCAATTGGTGCTCTCTATGCAACGTATGGTATAGAGAATGACTTCATATCTATAGATGATGATGGTGTAGAAGAAATAGACACATAAAGGACCCCTTATGACTAAACCCGCAGTACACATATCTGTAATGACAGGTAAACTTCAAGGTCTAAAATCAATCAGTACTAACACTAAGACTAACAAGTATTGCATAGATCAACACAAGAAAGCCATAGAGAACAAGACAGACAATATCTGCGGGGACTGCTACAGCCATAAAATGCTGGACGGTTTCCGAAAAAACATGGCTCCAGCACTACAACGGAATAGCGACTTACTGTCTTCAAGACCATTAGAACCACAAGAAGTCCCAAGGATTATCGATAGCATATTCAGATTCAATGCACATGGTGAGCTAATAAACATGCAACACCTAAACAACTTGATGCTAATTGTTGTCGATAACCCTTGGTGTCAATTCGCTCTCTGGACTAAACGAACAGACCTTGTGTTTCGTTGGATGAAAACAAACAACAAACCTAAAAACCTAAACCTTATCTACAGCAACCCAAAGAAAAGCGTAGTAATGTCAAAGCCTCCTAGGTACTTTGATAAAACATTCAACAATGTATTAACCCATGAGTTTGTAGAGCAGCAGAACTGCACTGGTCAAAAGTGTCAGGACTGTCGGTTATGCTATGAGGTCAATGATGTGGATACAATTATAGAAAAAGTAAAGAGGTACTGATGAAAGCTAATGAAATCCCAGAATGGAAAATGAAGTTCAACAAACGTCTTGAAGAAAATAAAAAGAACTTTGAGCTACTAACTGAAATTCAACAAGATGCAATCAAATCAGCACAACAAACTATGAAAAACGCAGTAGAAATGTTACAAGAATGTAATGATCTGTATGTCTCAGATGTTAACAAACTAGCAGAAGCACAGTGGAAACTCTACGAAGCTTTCCGCACAGAGTGATATCATACTGGCCTACTGAAAAGGAGCTTCCTAACATGACAATCTATATGAATCAATATCAAACTAAAGCTAGAGAAACTGCAATCTTCCCAGAGTCAGAAGCAATTCCCTACTTAGCATTGGGTCTATGTGGAGAAGCTGGGGAAGTTGCAAACAAAATCAAGAAATGTATTCGTGATGGTGCATCTTATGATGGTATTGCAGCAGAGCTAGGAGATGTCCTATGGTATGTAGCAGTACTCGCACACTACCTCGGAGAAGACCTTGACACCCTGGCAGCAGATAACCTACTTAAACTACACAATCGTGCTTCTAAAGGTACTCTCAGTGGCTCTGGTGATGATCGATGATGCTACTTTCACTAGCTGCTTGTATACTTGTAATAATCATAGCTGCTAATCAAAAAGGATAATGATGATGAAACGAGAATATCGCACAGCATTCAACAAGCTTCGTAAGATCGGGGTACCTGTAAAAGACTATGGTGAAGATGACTTTGTAATCTCAGCAGAGGAAAACTATGAAACTGTATGGGCTGACTACTATGCCGAAAACAATTCATCACTAGATGACTTCGGTGTTAACCATAAAATCAATGATATTCTTAATGATCATGGTCTCTATGCAGAGTGGGAGAACGGTGGTGTCCTTGGCGTAAGTAAAATGTAATGCCATTCACAATCGAAGAAAAACCCTGGACGACTGAGATAGTTATTATGGATGATTCAGGAGATGATCTTGACCTTGGGGTAATCATAGAAAACGCTGGAGAATACGAAGGCTATGTATCTATGAGACAATTCAATCAAGACATTGAGGGATACGATGTAGTAACTATGTCACCCAGGATGTTTAAGGATCTTATAAAATCCTTTGACTCTACAGAGGGATTCCACGGACTCCTATGGAAATAAAAAAAAGAACCCAGAGACTCTCACAGAGAATCTTTGGGTTCTTATAGTTTTTAGATAACCGACAAAGCGCACTTACTTGTTTTTTCGGTAACCGACAAAGCGCACAGGCATTTTCTTTCAGGTTCTACTAGAACCTCACACTATCCGCAGTGCTCGTATCTTATCGTCGAGTTCTTCATCAGACAAACTCTCAGCACCTATCTCCTCAATTTGGAGTTCCCTGCGCTGTAGTTTGGGTTGCTCATACTCTGCAACTTTTGCTGCGAGATCACTAGCTGTATCAAAATCTTCTTTGTCCAAAGCTTTGAACATGAGGATCTTCAAGACATCAAGAGAGTTCATATCAATATGATCTAGCACATCTTCCTTGTACTGACGCCAATCTTTCATACTCATCTTCAAAGCTTCTCTAGCATCTCTAGCTGCCTTACGGGAAGCTGCAGATTTCAATTGCATCTCACGAGCATTGTCTTTGGTGAATGAAGGTGCTAAATTCTTAAGGCTGTTTGGATGAACCTCTCTAGTCATAGTAATTACCTCTTATAATACTTTATGAATCCGACCACAGGGGTCGGATTTAAAAAGAGAGACAACTCTCTTCTCTATAAGGAACTTAAAGAAAGGGCATAAAATGTCAGATATTGTTAACAAACCTTCACACTACACACGTTATAAAATAGAACCTATTACATTCATCATGGAGAATGACTTACCATTTCATGTTGGTAACATTATTAAATATTCCATGAGGGCTGGTCATAAGATTTATGAGGGTGAAGATGGTATTGGGTCAGAGATAACAGACCTACGTAAAGTCATCCGGTACGCAGAGATGCGTATAGAGCAGCTTGATAAGAGTATGCGGGCTTACATCTAATGGGTGGCTTTAATAAAATAGCAACGGACATTGAAGAAATCATACGGAATGTCTACATGTTCGGTGATTTCTCTACTGAGAAAACATTCACAGAGATGGTGTATAAACGTTGTTACGAAGATGGTATACCTAGTAAGTATATGGACTACACTGATAAAAAAATAAAGGAAGCTTTAAATGTTTGATAAGATTAAAGAGATACGAGAAACACTAAGACGCAGACGTAATATGAATGAAACTATTAAAGCACTCCATGAACTTAATGACCTAGAGCTTCGTGATGTGGGTATACATCGCACTCAGATTGACGAAGTAGCACGTAGTGTTATAGACTTTCACCGAACTGTACGTAACATTACTGAGCAGGAAAGTAAAAAGAATGATTAAAGCAACGTACATTGACCACATGGGTAATGACTTGACTGTAGCTAACGCAGCCCGTGTGTCATTCGGTAAGACATCTGAGATGGAAGACGATCCGTGGGGACCACCTAAGCTAAAGGCTAAGGATGATAAGCTCATTCGTTACCTAGCCAAGCATAATCACATCAGTCCATTTGGGCATTGCTTCGCCAGCTTCCACGTTAAGGCTCCGATCTTTGTAGCACGACAGCTAGTCAAGCATAAGTTCTTAAGATGGAACGAGATTTCTAGGCGGTATGTAGATGATGAGCCTGAGTTCTATGTACCTGAAGTGTGGCGTGGGCGAAGTGCTGACAAGAAGCAGGGTTCTGAGGGTGAGGTTAAACTTGGAACACTGGATGATACTATAGTATCGGACAGCCCACATGAGGCACTCTGTGCGTACAATGCCTTACTAGATGCAGGAGTAGCTCCTGAACAAGCCCGTATGGTACTGCCACAGTCTACTATGACTGAGTGGTACTGGTCAGGTAGCTTGGATGCCTTCGCTGATATGTGTAACCTGCGCTGCAAGCCTGACACACAGGCAGAGACACGAGAGGTAGCAAAGCAGATAGACCACAAGATGATTGAGTTATTCCCTGTCAGCTGGGATGCACTGACGGAGAATGACGATGAGTGAAGTAAAGATAACTGAAATAACTGAGCATGAGGATGGCAGTGCTACGTTGCAGGTAGAGTGTGACCCAGAGACATTCGCAGCCATCTTTAACGTGGGCTTTGTGTCGTTAATTAAAACTGGCCTACACTGGGAGAGTGAGAATGACTAAACTATATGACTTAGAACCAATGATAATGGACTGTTGGCATGTATGCGATGACCTTCAGGTTATCTTCAAACAGATCGGTGACGGTGAACGTGAGATTACAGAAGATGAAATGATGAACACACTGATTGGTATGCAGCAGCTATACCAATGGAAGTTCGAGCAGTTGTTCAATAAGTATGAGCAGATACAGAAAGAACAACGAGGGGACAGTGGGGTATGACGGATGATGTATGGCCCTTAGAGGCAGACTTTAGCGATACTACCCTAGTAACAACCGCAAGCTCACCTTGTGTTAAGGAGTGTAAAATAGGAGAAGATCATTGTCTAAGTTGTGGAAGGTCTATTAAAGACATCCAAGATTGGCGTGACTACTCTGAAGATAAACGTAAGAATATTATGAAATCCTTGGAGGATAAACAAAATGTATGAGGTGTATAGTATATCCAATTGTCCATTCTGTGACAAGGCTAAGGAATTACTACGAGAAACCGGAGAAGGTTTCACTGAATATGCTATTGATATCCAAAAAGAATTAGGTAAATCAATCATGGAGAGATCTATGATGAATACTGTACCAATTATCTACCACAAGAATGTATTTATCGGTGGGTATAATGATCTTAAGATGTACTTAAACAAGTAAAGAAAGGACGCAACATGCGTTTATGTTATGATATAGAATGTAATGGTCTTACTCCAGATACTATCTGGATGATTGTTGCACAGAACTTAGACACCGATCAGATCTATAAGTTCTCTGATCACGATAACCTACATGGTTCTATCGCTGATGGTGCTGCACTACTACAGAACGCAGATCTACTGGTAGGCCATAACATTATAGGTTTTGATAATATGGTCATGGACAAGCTGTGTGGTACTACACTTAATGAAAAACGTTTACATGACACGTGGGTTATGTCTCAGGTACTACGCTACAAGCGTCCACATAAGCATGGTCTTGCAGGTTGGGGTGAACACCTTGGCAACAGCAAGATCACATATGAAGGTGGTTGGGATGCTTACTCACGTGAAATGCTACGTTATTGTGTGCAAGATGTTCGTGTGAATGTCGATGTGTACAATGAGTTACTCTCAGAGTACAAGAAGGTTGCTGCGTATAACCCTAAGATTAAATTGGGTATGCAAGCAGAACATGAGACAGCTAAGTTCAATGCATTCTGCAAGAGCAAGGGCTGGTACTTTGATATGGAAGAAGCTAAGACCCTATTAGGTACAATGCAACAACGTATGGCTGAGATCTCTGACATCATTGAGCCTCAGATGGGTACTAAGGTTGTCTACATTGACAAAGAACCTAAGTCACCTAAGTACAATAAGAATGGAAAATACAATGCGACGACTGCCAAGCTGCTTACTGAATATTTTGGAACGGAAGTCTCGGTCACAGACACCCATCTCGCGGGACCAGATTTCAAATTCCAACGAACAACTAAGGAACAAGCTAAACTGGGATCACAAGAAGCGGTTAAGGATTGGCTTGCCACTATCGGATGGAAACCAGATGAATACAACCGAAAGAAAATCGGAAGAGAATGGGTAACCACTGGACCTAAACTCACAACATCCTCATTAGCTAAGCTTGGGGAAATTGGTATGATGGTAGACGAGTACTATGTATTGCGTCACAAAGCTTCTCTTATGGAGGGCTGGGTAGAAAAGGTAGAGAGCTCAGATGATAAACGACTTCATGGTAACATGTGGACTATTGGTACTCCTACCTTCAGAGTACGTCACGAAGTTATCGCAAACCTCCCAGGTATTGAAACACCTTGGGGTAAAGAGATACGTGGGATGCTTAAACCTGATCCAGGGTACGTTATTGTTGGTGCCGATAGTGCTGGTAACCAGCTACGTGGTCTTTGTCATTATGTGGGGAATGACGATTTCACTAATGAGGTCCGTTATGGGGATCAACACCAAAGAAATGCTGATGCTCTTGGATGCTCAAGGGGTGTCGCCAAAGGGTATCTATATGCTTATCTCTTTGGTGCTGGTGATGCTAAGCTGGGACAAGTTCTATCAGGCAAATCAAACAGCGAAGTAGGGCGTAAGTCTCGTGCTGATTTTGCTAAAGGTATCAAAGGTTTGGAAGAACTCAAGAAGAAACTTCTAAACATCTGGAACAAAACATCTAACCAACAAGGTGATGGATGGTTCCCTGCTCTTGATGGACGCCCTGTATTCTGTGGGTCTGGTCATCAAACTCTTAACTACTTACTCCAAGCTGCTGAAGGTGTGACCTGTAAGGCTTCACTTATGTGGGCATGGGATAAGATACGTGAAGAGAAACTACGTGCTGAACCTCGTTTGTTCTACCATGATGAGATGGCATTCCAATCACACCCCGACGATGCTAAACGTGTTGGGGAAATTCTAACAGAGTCCTTTGCTGCTGGTCCAGAGATGTTCGGTGTAACATGTATGAATGGTGGTGATTATGTAATAGGAGAAAGCTACGCAGATGTTCACTGATAATGCAGTAATACTGGTAGACTCAGACTCAATCTACTTTCGGATGGCTTGTGTAACAACCAAACAGAAAGAGATACGTGTGGGAATTGACAATACTATGAGAGAGATCCAACGTAACTGTGGGTCTGATAGTTTTCTCGTAGCAATTAAAGGTAGGGGTAATTTCCGAAAGGAGATCTACCCTGCCTACAAAGAAACCCGAAAGGAGATAGAACCTGACGTTAAAGAAGCACTNAACTATGGGCACAAGTACATGGTTGANAAGTATTCTGCTGTTGAGGCAAATGATATGGAAGCAGATGACCTTGTTGCCATATGGGCTGCTGAGTGTAGGTCTGTTGATCAGGAGTATACAGTAGTTGGGATTGACAAAGATCTTCTCCAGATTCCTGGAACACATTACAACTTCGTTAAGAAAGAAATTACAGAGGTTGATGAAGACACTGCTAATCTTAAGCTTATGCTTCAATGTCTTACTGGTGATAGGTCTGATAATATCCCTGGAATTAAGGGAATTGGACCTAAGAAAGCAGAGAAGATACTACACGGAGTTCCTATGCACCGCAGGTGGAATAGGGTGCGAGCTGCTTGGAGAACAAATGGGGCCGGTGATCCGGACACTTCCAAGCGTCTATTAACAATGCTAACATCTTGGGAAGAACTAGATGACATTAAGAAACAAATTGAAGAGCATAAGTCGAAAGAGCAAGCGTCAGTTCATAGGGATACTAAAGACTGACATAGGGTGTACTGATTGTGGTTATGATAAACACCCAGATGCCCTAGGCTTTGACCATCTACCTAAGTATGAGAAGCTTCACAACGTATCTCGAATGATCTCTTGCGATAAAGATATTGGTGATATACTTAATGAAGTATTTAAAACAGAAGTGGTGTGCCATAACTGTCATGCTATCCGAACAGCGGAGAGGCGTAATGGAAAACCTATTCCAAATGAAACCACTATCGGCAAACAGGATGTTTGTCAGGAAGGGCAGGACAACCTACAAAACAGCTGACTACAAGAGGTTCCAAGAGGAGATGGCAATGATACTAATGGGTGAGACATGGGCTTTTAAAGATAGCCCTGTCCACTTCATTGTGTATGCTGGTCTCTCTAACAAAGCCTCTGACTTAGATAATATAATTAAACCTTTACTTGATACCTATCAAAATATATTCGAGGAGTTCAATGATAAAACCGTACAAGGAATTATCCTTCAAAGAGACAGAGTTAAACGAGGAAGAGAGTACCTCTGGGTTCGAGTTACAAAAGCAGAAGAACTTGAAGTGGGCCTCGAAGCATTCAAAGACTCGGATAAAAAAGAATCTTAATCGTGACATAAAAACCGAAAGGGATTATTGGTGAAAACTAATTGTGAAAAATGTGGAAGCTCTGATGCTAACCATATATATAATGATGACAACCCAAGAAGCCACTGCTTCTCATGTGGTACAACTATATTTATAAATGAAAGAGAACCAATGGAACTTATAGAAGACACAGACTTCCTTATGAACTCATCCATAATCGATGAGATTAGTACATACAGAAGCTATCCAATGTCTAGTCGTGGGATCTCTCAGGATGTGGTTGATCATTACAATGTCAAGATGTCTGTAGATGTTAATGGCAAACCTCAATCACACTTCTACCCTTACACTATCAATGGAGAACTGTCTGCATACAAAGAGCGTAAGCTCCCTAAAGAGTTTCGTACTCATGGAGACTTTAAGAATGTCGAACTATTCGGACAACAACAATCAACATCAGGATTTACGTTGGTCATATGTGAAGGAGAAGTCGACGCACTCAGTGTCGCCCAAGCGTACAAAGAAAAGTACGGTAGAACCTATTCTGTGGTTGCTGTACCTTCTTCATCTTCTACCTCTTGTGCTCTTGCTCAAAGGGATTGGATAAACTCCTTCAAGACTGTCGTGATTATGATGGATCAGGATGAAGCTGGTAAGAAAATGTCTGACTTCCTGGGTAAGATGATTAAACCAGGTAAAGCTAAAGTCGCAAAGCTACCAGAGAATGACGCTAATGCTACATTACTTAAGCATGGTTGGAAGACTTTGCTGGAGTGTGTGTGGAATGCACAGAGTTGGAACCCCTCAGGTATCGTTACAGGTAAACCTATCTGGGATCAATTTATTCAACGACAGAACGTAGAGTGTGTGCCCTACCCTGATTGTTTGAGTGGTTTAAATAATAAGCTAAAAGGAATTAGACATGGTGAGATTACTCTATTCACTTCTGGAACTGGCAGTGGTAAGTCTACTATTATCAAAGAAATTATCCTGGATCTTCTCCACAAAACGGAAGATCGGGTGGGGCTTATCAGTCTGGAAGAGAGCGTTGGAGATACGGCAGAGAAGTTCATTGGCATGGTACTCAAGAAGTCGCTTAATGAAGACACACCTCCGGCTGAAGATGAACTTAGACAGGGCTTTGAACAAGTGTTTGGAGATGAGAGACTCGTCCTCCTCGACCACCAAGGATCAGTTGGAGATGACAGCCTCATTGATAAGATCGAATACATGGCCCTCATGGGTTGTAAATATCTGGTCCTCGACCACATCACAATCGCAGTGTCAGAAGGAAGTGACGGTCTATCAGGTAACGAAGCCATCGACAAGTTCATGTCCGACCTCCTCAAAATCGTCAAGCGACACAACATCTGGCTAGGTTTGATCTCTCACCTTCGTAAAGCACAAGGTGGTAAGGCGTTCGAGGATGGTAACATTGCATCCATCGATGACATCAAGGGCTCTGGTTCTATCAAACAGATATCCTTTGACATCATTGCATTCTCTAGGAACCTCACAGCATCTGATGAATACGAACGTAACACTGTTAACTTCAGGGTTCTTAAGTCTAGGTTCACAGGTAAAACAGGTGATGCTGGTGCTGCAACATATGATGCACAGACTACCCGACTTCAGAATAAAGAGGTTGGTTTTGATTACATAACTACATAGGAGAATACATGTCAGCACTCCAAGAGATAGTTGATTACCTTGTCGAGAGGGTAGATGGTGTGAGTCCCGCACGTCGAAGACCCCACCTTGCTGGGCTCTTGATGAGATTGTCTGGAAACTATAGTGAACGTATGGAAGGGTACGTTGTTAAGAGTATCTCTATACTTCAAATGCAATTCACTAAGGATACCAGCTCAAGCCCAGCTGGTACAACCACACTCACTAATGCATCTAGTAAGATAGGTCAGAGTGTGGGTAAAGAACTAGATAGAGAGCCCCTTCCCTGGGGCTCTGTAGTGTCCATAGGAGACCTGTTCATAGAAGCCCTATACAACCTGGGGTTTATCGACTTGTCCTATGCTAAGACCCGTAACAGCTGCCATGTGGTGTCTGCATCTCATAGATGGTATGAGTTAGGTGTGATACCTGAGAGAGGTGGGAGTTTTCCCTTAGCCTCTACCAGTATCATACGACCCAAAGATATATCTGGTATGATACAACAGATCAATGGGGTACACAGGCCAGTGATCAAAGGTAGGGTGGAGGGTGATCCAATAGACCCCTATGCACCTTGGGTACAGGCCCTTAACAAACTTCAGCAGACTGCTTGGAAGATAAACAAACCAGTCTACAATGCAATGATTGAGAACAAAGATTTGTTCCTGTCTACTGATCCTATCAAAGACAATGATGCTAAGGAACTCAAACGTAGAAGTAAGATGGTTGAGTGGGCATTCATATCAGAGAAGGCACGTAAGCTATCAGAGCTAGATGCTTTCTATCAGTACCTGGATGTAGACTATCGTGGTAGGTTCTACTACTGTGAGAGCTTCATGAACTTCCAAGGATCTGATCTAGCTAGGGGCTTGTTTAAGTTCCAACACTCAAAGCCCATGACTGAGAGTGGGTTACAGTGGTTAGCTATACACACAGCGTCTGTCTTCAACATGTCCTACAACATCGATGAGATACCTGATTGGTGTACATCTGATTACAAAGAACACCTTGAGAGTGAAGGGCTAGACAACATCTCTGTTGATAAGATGACCCTAGAAGATCGTATCATCTGGACCAATGAGTACATGGATGAGATCATAGAGGCTGGTAAGAACTTACAGTTCTCTGGTCAAGCTGAGAAGAAAGTATCCTTCCTTGCTGCTTGTGTTGAGTGGTATGAATTTGATTGTGCTTACAGAGACAATCGTATCCACATGACTAGCCTACCTATCCCTATTGATGGGAGTAACAATGGTTGGCAACACCTAGGAGCAATCTCTAAGGACGAACAAACTGGTGAGTTGGTTGGTCTAATACCCTCAGAGATACAAAAAGACTTCTATGTGCAGACAGCTAAAGAAATGATTAATCTGTGTAAAGATGATAGACTTAATGGGATACTGTCTAGTATGCCTATGAAGAGTATACGTAAGGGTATATCTAAGCGTGGCTCCATGACTAGGGCATACTCAGCAGGCTCTAAGAAGATCGCTGAGAACATGTTCTTCGATTGTAAGTCAGAGGACTACCACATAGAGTATGATATCACACAGGACGACTGTACTAAGCTATCTAAACTGCTGATCAAAGCAATTGATAAGGTATGTCCAGGCCCACTATCTACTATGAGTTATTTACAGAACCTAGCTATGTATCAATTAGGTACACACATAAAGGTAGACTCAGATGGATACGAAGCCAACACTGAATATCGTAGCCTGTCTAAGATACGTGATACATTAATGAAGAAGAACTTCAAGACTGATGAAGATCTCTATGAGCTTAACGATGTTGTGATTAAACTTAAACAGTTCACCACAAGTCTAAAGCATGGTAAGGGTAAGGATAAGGTTGAATGGAGTACACCTTCAGGGTTCCATGTGATCTATGAGAAATGGATCATGCAAGATAGAAAAGCTAGAGGACGCATCAAAGGCTATGGAAATAAGACAGGTCAGGTTACACACGTAGCACTTGTACCTACACGTATGCCAGACAGGAGAGGTTTTATCTGTGGTATGTCACCTAACTACATACACTCTATGGATGCTAGTCATATGGCTTTAGTTATCTCTGAGTGGGATGGTTCCTTTGCAGCTGTGCACGATAGCTTCAGTACTCATGCCAGTGATGTTAATAAACTTCTCAACCTAACCAAACAAGTATTCATACGTATGTACGACTACGACAATTACTTTGAGGTTATACGTAACTTCATTACAGATGCTGAGGATGATGTGGAACAACCTACATTAGGCAGCTTAGATATAAAGGAGATTGAAAACAGTGACTACTTCTTCGCGTAAATCATATAATCATTTAGCACTACGAGGTGTTCAAGTAGATGACGATGAGTTCATCTCTGATTGGAACACTAACCCACTAACAAAGACATCTCTGGATTCAGAGCTGGCCTACACAAAAGATCTCATGCCACGTGTCATGGACATTGGTATTGCAGAGGATCTGTCAAGTGGTGTTATCGATGATAAGAAAGCAAAGCAACGTAAGCAAGACCAAATGAGGGAGTACCGAGAGCTCCTTGCAAAAAGAGGTATGCTTAAATAAAAATTAAAAGGCCCCCAGGAAAACCTTTATGGTTCTCTTGGGGGCCTTGTTTTTTTTAGTGTGCGTAGTATTGCAGTGGGAATGTATGACCCTCAGGGTCTGTATACATCATACCACTATTCATCATCTCTCTCCTGAGTTCCTTCTTATTTTTATTAGCCTCAGCTATACTCTTTTCGAGACGACTAATAGTATTAAGATGGGTCCTTAAAAGATTCCTAAACTCTTTCAGCTGCCCGACAGTGGGGGATTTAGGTGGGCTTAGAACATCATAACCAACCTTAGACATTTGCTTAATTACAATTTCAGATATGATACCAGGTTCATCACGCCCACCACCACCCTTAACCTTTTGATTAAGAAGCTGATTGTACTTAGACACTCTATTTTTAAAGTTAGGTATTACAATCCTATCTGTCCACACCCCAGTCCCAGTCTTAGGATCGGGGCCTTTCTTAAGATCGCCTGTCAACAACCAATCCATCAATGCTCTTTCATTAGTGGTTAGAACATCGTCATTACTCCGACCTTGCAATGCTTTGTCAAACATCCTATTAGATTCTTTGAGAGATCTCAAAGCTTCCTCTAAGTAACTCCAACCTTTATCTTTGTCAGTGCCAATAGTTATATCCATCCAGTTAGTATTAACTTCCCTTAGGATTGTATCGTAACCATTGGCATCTACCTTAAAAGCATCATAGATAGTGTGGAGATAAGGGGCTCCAGGTGTTCTCTCAAGTGCAGCCCAAGACTTACCAGAGGCAGTCCTTGTTACAACAGCTGCGTCGATACCTTGGATAGGGACAACAGGAGCACCACCGTAAGCGTACTCTCCAGGTATTGCCACATCATTCCGGATACGTTCAGCAGCAGCAGTAGATTCAGATTCATAATGTATTACTTCTGTTGGGCTTCTAAGCTTACCTGTATTAGGATCTATAGTTGTGAATGAGGATCTATCAGCGCCTTCAGACCCTAAGCTTGCCATACCACCAACGTGTGTAATCATACCAGAGGGTGTTTGAAATACAAAAGGTAAGTTCATGATGGCAGTTTCAGCAGCTACGGCTCTCATGAGAGACCTTGCCTCCATTGCACCATTAGCAAGTATGCCCTTAACAGATTCGCTGTACTTAGTGAGCATCTGATTACGGACTTTTGCCATTGAACCTACACTCTCATCTGTATAATCTAAACTATTTATGGTATCTAGAGCACTTAAATAATCGTGCGCTGCATCAATATCTTTTATACTATTTTTAGAAGGTCCTTCAGATAACACCCTTTGTTTTTCTGCTGTTATAAGAGCAACAACTTCTTCAATCAATGGACCAAAGCTGGTAAGCTCTTTACCATATCCCCAAGTCATAATCACTAGCTTAGCAAGCTCACGATATTTAAACACTTCCTTAGCTACTGTTTCAGCTGGCTCCCTCAAGTCATCTTCAAGATTAAAAGGTTTATCTATGATAGATTGAGTAGCTAATCTGATCAAGGAGTCTCGAAGGTCCCCAGAATCTAGAAGCTTTTCATCTTGAGTTCGCATCACACCTGTGAAGAACGCAGTCCTTTTGTCACCCAGTTGCATAGCATTACTTGCAGGGCCATTAGTCTTACCATCCATGTAAGCATTGACAGAAGATATGAATTGTCCATCACCATCTGGCCTATCTTTATAGTCCATGTAGTTAGCAAAGTCTATGATGGTGTCTATGAATAAGTTACCATCTTCCTTTTTGCTTTGTATCTGACGGATTATCTTAGCATCAGCTTCGTTGTTTGGATCTAGGTTTAATCCATCAAACTTTGGAAACTGTGGGGAGTCTAGTGGTACTTTGCTTTCAATAGCAGTGGACACAGCCTCTAGCTGCGCATCTGTCATTGTAAGGGCTTCTCTTAATCTGATACCCATCGCACGAAGTATGCCCTTGTTAGCCTCTAATAGGGCATCCCTACGAGGTGGTAGTGCATCATCACCTACCTTCAACAAGATCATTGCATACATCTGACGTAGGTTTCTTTCCTGCCTGTTACCAGATTTAATAATGGCTGGTGTTGCAGAGCGTGTTACAAACCTAGCAGACTTAGCTGTAGTTGGGTTGACATATGTTTGTTGTGGAGTTATGCGTCCTTGAAACCCTTGGATACTATATGTTAAATAGAATGCCTTGTTCCTAAACTCAACCAAACCATTTATCTCTTGTGCTAATGTCCTACGTATCTTCTCCAACTCTACATCAGGTTTATATTCCTCCCCTGAACTCCTAGCCAAAGTACCAGCAGCTATCCTCTGTTCTTGAACCATCAGGGCTGCTTTGAAAGAGTCTAGCTTTTTATTACCAATATTATTAATGTCAGCACCCCAAAAATCCTTACCATCTTTACCCACCAACGCTGGAAGGCTGGTTGCTAATAGGATCTTAAGTCTTCGAGAGTCAACTACGTTAGCAACCTGTTGCAGATTATGAATAGCTTCCTCTAATTCATTATTAAACTTCATACCTTTCTTATATCCAGAAGCCTGTCGTAAGTAGTTCTTACCTATGTCAGTACCAACCAAAGCTTTGGGAGCACTGAGGGGTTTAACCTCAACCTTTGGAAAAAGTTCGTTTCGATACTTAGCACTCATCGCTAGAGCGTCTTCACCCTTAGGGGTAAGTACATATGTGGTCTGGTCAAATGCTTTAACATCAGGTTTATACACAAGATCTGGATTAGCGTCTGCCCAAATACTTTTAGCAGCAGCTCCAAGGACCTCCGCTTCATAGTCATCAAGCTTGGTTGGGGCATTTAAACTCATCTGTTGAAACTTAGGGTCTGTCTCTGGTATCCCCTTCGCCTTCTCAGAATCCCTGAGAAGCCGCAAGTACTGTAGGTGTATCTCTTGACCAAGCTTTTTATTATTCTTTGCTTGTGTCATAATCTTAACCTTACTGTCCTTAGCTGACTCTGTGCTTGGGAGTAAGGTAGGTGATTCATCAGCGAATGGATCATCTTCAAATGACAAACCTGCAGCCTCATTAGCAAAGAACTGCTCAGTAACTGCACCCATGACTTGAGAATACACCCTGTTTGGAACTGTTCTATACCCACTCTTTGTAGTAGATGAATCAACCTGTTCCAATGCATCTGCCCTACTGATAGCTTGCATAAGACTAGCCCTTTTACCATCAAACAAACTAGACATTGCACCAGCTAAGTCAGGTCCTGAGAGGGATTTAGACAGTTTAAAAGCTTCAGTACCAGCACTGTTAGGTGCTAGGTTAACACCAATGTTACCTGCTGCCACTGCTTTTCCAAAGTTTATAAACCTTTTTTCAAACGCACTATCCCCATAGTCAGAACCCTTAGACTGTTTAATGTCCTGCCTAATCTCACCTATTGAACGGACACGCCCCTCCATAGGATCACGTTCAACAGGGTTAGCAAACCTCTCATCATTAGGATCTAAGACACCACCCTGAAAGCCCTGATCCAGTTGCTCCAACCCAGAAGGTAGGCCACTGGGATCTGCTGTAGGGTCTGCACGAAACGAAGCCGCTTCCGCTACTAGTCCAGCACCACCTTGGGTAGGGGTACCAACAGGCAACACCTGCTGATTTCCCCCTTCTTCCATATTCAGCTGATCTTTAATGAAGTCAACAGGGGAGACGGGTGCCCCCCCTTTAGCTACAGATCCAGTTGTTGTGTTTATTGCCATTACTGATTCTCCTTATTGTCCTTGTAGTTCCAACCACCACCAGTTAGAAGACTAGCTAGGCTTTTATTCTTATCTGTAAATGGTCCAATACCAGGAGACATCTTGAGTGTATTATACAAAGCACCCTCAACATCACCTTGAGCCAGCTTCAATGCTGCTTCACCACCCCTAGCTACATACCCTACAGTGGGGCTTTCACCAGTGGTTTGATTATACAACCAGCCACCAACACCATTAGATCGTTGACCATAGATAGGAGCAAACATGTCTATGACTCGTTCACTTGTACCAAATAATCCAGAAGCCATGACACCACGACGAATGTACTCAGGTTTATCCAAGTATGGGTTACCAAGTGTACCCTCATCATCATCATCGTCAAACTTAATAGAGTCTTTAATACCTTGAGCAAAGAACCCAAGGGCAATCATGGTTGCCATCAATACAAAAGTATTGTATCGCATAGTTGGAGTTCCACGTTTGACATAATCATTCCACATGCGAGGTAGTTGGTTCGCTGTAAAGGTAGATATGAAACCTTGGAACTGTGTGAACAAAGCAAACCTAGGATCCTGATAGATCAAAGGTCTATTGGCTGCACCTGGAAGTGCTACTGCTTGGTTAATAAAGTTATATGAAGCTTCAGTAATAGTCTGTTCCCAGAATTGCCTCTTAACCTCAGTGTCCATAGCAACATCACCATAGAGTTCGTACTGATACATTAACTCTGCAAATTGTTCTACAGGTATCCCCAAACTTCTTAGCTTTTGTTCAGCCTCTTGTGCTTCTCGTGTTGCTTTAGTGTAACCTAGATCCCTCATGGCAACAAGCTTAGAGTTGTATGATATGAAATCAAATGCCATAGCACCACGAACAGAACGGGTGTAGTCTGTCCACTGCGTAAGACCGATAGCTCTGAAGAAGGCTTGCATCATCTGCTGACGACCTTCAGATGCCATACTAACACCTGATGTGGTAGCTGCACCTACCTCCCATTGCCCAAGTCCTACTTGCTGGAAGACCTCCTGACCCTTACTCCTAGTAACCATCTTAAGGATACCTTCATCTGTCTCATTCTCTACCTTCTTAAGGGCAGGTAAGAAAGCTGCAACAGCTTCCGCAGCAAATGTTCTGATACTTCCATTCTTCCCATAGATCTGCTCAGATGTTAATGCTCCCTGAGTCATAGCCATTTCAGGCAAGGAAGAGAATGTTGCAAGAGGTAAAGCAGATAGTGTCATCCAGAACATTACATTCTTTTGGAATCGCATAAGCTTCTTACCCATCTCAGTGGTAGGTCTCTTGTAGTTACCAGCCATAGCCTCTAAGATATCTTTAACCTCTGATGCCACCTTGTTGACATCCGCCTCTGAAACACCCTCAGCTTGCATCTTATTTAGTAGGTGAGATATAATCTCTGCATCCTTACCCACATACTCCATTTGAGTTGAGTACCTAGCTGCAGACTTTGCTGCAGTAGCTATGTTGGCAAAGATATCAGACTCAAAGAAACCAGCATCATTAAACTTTGAGTTTTCAGATAGGCCAATAGTTCTTTTCTTATGGGCACTTGGGTTCAATGAGCCAACGTTAGATATAATAACCTCATTGTTTTCTCCAAGGACATCTGAGAGATCGGATACAAGTGGATTATCTATGACCTCATCTGTTATCCTCTGGGCTTCTGCTGCAGACATATTAAACTCAGACATCAGGAGAGCCTTGAATAGTTTCTGATCCTTAAATACTGCGTTCTTATCAAGACCTTTATATTTAAACAAATAGTTATCAATGTCACCCATGTCAGCACCAGCAATCACCTGATCCTTACGCATAGTGACACCTAGGTTTACCATTTGATTACCAAGGTTTACAATTTTAGATCTGTTTTTAATATCAACACTAAAGTTAGCCCAGTACGCAGGGTCATTAGACACTTTGCTCCCATCAAACTGACCATTCGTTTGGTGATTTGGATCATTTAAGATTTTATAAATATCATTACTGATCTTACGTTTGCTTGAAGATCTAAAAACACCAGCAACACTTATCAATCCCATAGACTTATAGAAAGGTTCAGGTTCAGAGATATAGTTCTTATAGGCAGTTACCAAGTGGTGTTGAGCTGCCTCTATACCAGACCCCCCATGTAAAGGAGTCAACACTCCACCCAATAGAGATGCCATAGCTCGTGCAGATGCTGACTTATCTAGTATTCTTTTTGGAAGTGCGCTAGTAACAGATGCCCTCCAAAGTTTATGAGCATCCATCACAGTTTCTGATGCACGTTCCATAGCGGTTCTGCCTTTATTCTTTTCCCTATGTTCAAAGTCTCTGTCTACAACATTGAAACCTACACCAACACCTCTGTCTTTAAGGTCTCTAATTTCTCTTTTCTGATCCAGTAAGACTTGAGCATTAGTCCTAACAGTACCATGATTAGATATCTCTATGGCTTTATATCCCTCTACCTCTGAGGGTGTTGCAGCTTCACCATATCTTGCAGCTGCATCCATCCATCCCAACTGATCCTTAGCAGTTCCTGGAGCAGAGAACACACCACCTAATGCGGTTCCTGCGAGGGCAGCATTGGTTATACGCTCTTGGAACTCTTCAGCATCAAAGACTTTATTAGAACCCTTAACAGCTGCTAGATATCCAATAGCTTCTTGACCAACCTCTGTCAGTCCCTCTGCTGTAGCACCAACACCAATGGTTTTCATAACCCTCATAGCTGTAGCCTTAGCCTTCAGCTGGTTCTTAGCCATAGCTTCGACTTGTTCTGCAAATTCTGCAACAGCAACATCTACTTCTTGTTTAACAATACCTTTAGCTTCACCTAAAGGTATCCCCCTTTCCTTAGCTAACTTATTAGCAGCCTCTTGGATAGCCTGAACGGGGCTTTTAGACGCACCGCCAAGACCTTTAAGACCAAGCCTATCAAGGACAGTCATGGCAATACCACCACCAATAGCAGCAGTGGCTGACTTATCTTCGTTAGGTCCTTCCATCTCATTCCAGACCTGACCTGTAAACATACTAACAGGTATCAAGTACGATGATCCAAAAGTAACAGGAGCTGCAACCGTTGCTGCAGCTGTTACCGCCATGAATGGGAGGGACATAGCCATCATGTTACCAAGGTACTCAAACACTTGACCAACACTTTCAATGTCTTTGTAGTTGTTAAGTGTGTTACCATAAGCTGCGAGCTTAGCCTGCTGCCTACGAACACCATTCTCTCCCCAAGTTTCCACACCTTCTGCACCAGACTTGTAACCACCAAGGTTGAGAACACCAAAGGCACTCTCTCCAACACTGGTCCAACCTTTATTCCAGCTGTCTGATATTGGGTTTAGGGATTCATTGTCAATAGAAACACCAGCCTTACGGATAGCCACACTATTATTAAAGTACTTCCCCATCTCACTTGTAGCTTGATCACGAGACATACCTTGTTGCATGAAATAGTTTATGTACTCTGAGCGTTCCTTCTCAGTCTCAAGGGTTCTCTTAAACCCAAGAGTCTTAGCACCCTCTTCAGCACCAGCCATCCTAATATCCAGAGCAGCCATGTCAAAGTCGTTGAGGGTACCATCACCAGACAAACGATCTTCAGTTCGTTGAGCTTCATAGATATCCCTATTAAGGATATCCATGTTGCTATTGTATAGGCCAATGTCGAAGGCTCCAGCATTTAACATTGAAGTTTTAAAGCTGTCACCTTCGTCATTTACCAGATCAAACATCTGACGCTTACCAAGTGCATCCATCTGTGGGGAACCATCAGGGTTAAACTTAAGCTTAACATTAGTGAACCCTAACCTGTTGGCAGTTTCCCTCATGATGTCAGTGGTAGCAGCACCACCAGCCTCACCTGGTTTATACTTCCCGTGGATGATCTTCTCTACTTCAGCCGCCTCAATCCCTTCCAGTCGGTAGCTTTTGGAACCACTAGCGTTAGACGCTGTGTCTCCATCCACAAAGCTTAGGTCTGTCCCGTCAATATTATCTGGGGTGTACGCTAGAGCTTCATCTAATAGTCCCATGCTATTCTCCTGTTTTTAAAATTAAGTAGTAGGTTTATTTAGAGATTTCTCATAGTTCTTAGCAGCTTCCTCTAAGATATATTGCATGTATCCACTTTTACCTACCTTATTTCCACGTTCTGTAAACGCATTTCTTGCTTCTTGAGACAACCCACCTTGCTCTTCAGGCAACGACCACTTACCAGAAATGTCAGTCTGACGTAGCCAAGTTGAGAACCTGATTGGAGTAACCGCATTAAACTCTGGGTTAACCTCTTTCATTTGATTGTGTACGTTTGTAACCCAAGAACTAACTGTAGATGTCTCAACAAACTTTGCCTTATCATCCTTACCAATCTTGAAGTTATTTGGATCACCAGCACTTTGAGTTATCCACAACTGGTTTAGATATGGTTCTATTTTNTNTGCTCTCGTTGGGTTACCATTAATATCCTTACCACCTATAGCCAGCTTGTAAGCTTCTGTCATTAGGCTGGGTACAATTTGAAGAGGCACACCATACCTTAGAGCCCAAGCCGCAGTGTCGGCTGCAACAACTGATGGTTTCAAGTCAGTCTTGTACACTGCTGGCTTACCATCCTTCTTATTTGTAACAATGCCATCTTGCAACCTAAGCTCATCAAATGTGTCTTTGTAAAGAGATATCTGACTTGCAAGAGCAGTCTTAAACTCCGGAGTACCCTTGACTCTCTTAGGATCTTGATGCAACTTAGCTGGGTCATATAACTTACCATTAGAATCTTGAAGATAAACACCATCATCAGACCCCTTCATCTCCTTAAGCTGGAGTCTTACAAAATTACCAGCGGCATTGGTTGCGTAGTAGGTACCAGTTTTACCAGTTTCTGAAAAAGTTAAACCAATAAGTTTAAGATCATTAGGATCAAGAGACTTCTTATAAGCCGCAATAGATCCCATCGTATGCTTACCATCTGAGACAAGTTTATCAACAAACTTCTGAGTACGAATGCCCTTAGCTTCTTCCCTAGCTAGGTATGTCTTACCAGCAAATGCAAGAGCTTGTTGACCATCCATACCAGTAGCACGACCACCAAGGTACATGATAGCAGCTCTTACGAGTTCTTTACTATCAAATAGATCCCCGAAGACACTCTTAAGCATGGACATGGCACCAGATACTTCAGGTGTATTTTGATCCTGATTCTCATTCGCTATCCTATCAGCCTCTGCTTTAGCAGCACTGTCCTGAGCAGTTGTAGTTGGTTCAGTAGTCTTCTGAACCTCATCAACCTTTTCTTCAACTTCTGTGATATTATTTTTAGGTTTCTCAGGCATACCTAAATTACCACGACCTCCCTCAACACTGGTGCCAGTGGGGATGACATCACCAGCCAGTTCCCTTAGCCTCTTAAATTCAATTTCATCAGCAGTTAATTCACGGGGTGGTGGTGGTGTGTATCCTAGTTTACTATCTAATATATTTGCACCAGCTTCGGGGTTAAACCCTGAGACGACATTTCCAACATTATCAGTGATGTAATCGTTCACACCTGCGGCTAGTTGGTTACCACTCTCAATTACAGTGTCATATACCTCACCTGCACCGAATGGTTCCATCCTATCATTGTAGTCCCTTTCTTTTTCTATAGCTTTAATACGAAGGTTATAAGCTTTTATCTGATTGTCAGTTAAAGGAACACCGTTTCTATCAACACCCCCTGCAAGTATAGACTTAATATCCCTATACTCTTTATTGACATCAACTGATCCTACAGGTAAAGCAGGGGGTACCATAAACTCATTGACAGTATCTCCAACATTGCTTGCCAAACTACCAGCAACCCTTCCAAGATAAGGTACAACATCACCCATAAATGTAGGTGCATTGGGGTCTAATGGTGGGACAGCTACTGGTTCTCTATTGTTAAACTCGTCATTAAGAGCCTGACGTTCCATATTAGTCTGTGCAATCTCCGCTCTAATCCTTTCTGCCTCAGCAGCATTAGACTCTTGCTGTTGACGCATTGAATCATAGCTTGGGTTTACCGATTGTGGGTTAGTACCATTGAATACCGCCTGCTCAGCCATAGATTCGTTGTATGCTTGTGCATTAGCAGCAGATTCCTCTGGGCTATAGTTAAGTTTATCTTGAACAGCAGAACCAATTTCAGGATCTTGG